ATGTCTGCCTTCCTTCTGACGCCCCCGGCGACGGAGCCTTTGACGCTGGCTGAGGCCAAGCAGTTTCTTCGTGTCGAGCACACCGAAGACGATGCCATGATCGTCTCGCTGATTGTGGCCGCGCGAACACAGGTCGAAACCATGGCGCGCAGCGCTCTGATCGCGCAGACGTGGCGTTTCGTACGCGACGCATGGCCGCAAGATGGAAGGATCGCCCTGAAGCGCGGCCCCTTGATTTCCGTTCAGGCTGCACGGGTGCTCGACGGCGAGAGGGCGAGCATAGACATCGATCCCGAGACATTCGTCTTGGACAAAGCGTCGTGGTCGCTCGCGGCGCCAGCCTGGACGTTACCCATCCCCGGGCGACGGATTGCCGCCATTGAACTCGATGTTGTGCTCGGCTTTGGCACCACGGAAACGAGCGTGCCGGAGCCATTGCGGCAGGCGGTCCGGCAGCTGACGGCGCACTGGTACGACAATCGCGGCCTGATGCAAGGGGTGGCGGCGATACTGCCCGGACTCTGGCCGCTGATCGCTCCCTATCGGGCGCTGTCACTGTGAATGGCGCGACGGGGGAGTGCACAAATACCCTGCGGCAGGCCGTCCGAATGGCTCTTGTCGAGGATGGAGGCGTATCGGTGGTTCTCGGCGGGCCGTACATTTACAGTGACGTGCCGGTGAATGGCATCTATCCCTATGTGTCGCTGGGAGAGATCGAGCCCGCGGGCGACCGAGACGACGAGTGGCAGCTCACAGTGCATGCTTGGAGCCAGGGGCGTCAAGGCGATGCGCAGGCGATCGCTGGAGCTTTGCTTGGCGCTCTCGATGATGCTCCGCTGAGGATTGAACAAAACCGGTGTTTCGAACTGCGGTTCTCACTCGCGGACATTCGCCGCGAGAAGCGGCGCGTTTATCGCACTACCGTCGTGTTCAGGCTGCGGTCAGGCGAAGCAATTCTTGGAGGGAATAATGCAGACGAATAGCGCAGGTGATTTGCGCCGGCGTATCGCGTTCGACCGACGCGCATTGATATCTGACGGTTATGGCAACACGCAAAACGCGTTCGAAGAGCAATTCGTCGCCTGGGCCAAAGTCGAAGAACAGCTTGGTGCAGAGGTTATGGTTGGCGGATCGTCCCGAGATCGCCGACCTGTCCTGATCACCGTGCGTCAAGCCGCTTCGACGCGCGCAATCGCTGTCGACTGGCGGGCTCGAGATGTCATATCCGGGGCACATTACGCCATCCGCTCGATCGCTGACGTTGATGGCAAGGGCGAGTGGCTCAAGGTCTCTGCGGTTACAGACTTGCCGATCTAAAGCTCGCGGCGTGCGAAAAGCAGTTTGTTGCTTTGTCCAATGACACTCGAAAGCGGCGTTGAGCCGTACAATGAGGAATGATGAGCGGTTTCGACGAAGAGCTTCGGCGTTATCTGGAAAACCTGTCGGCCAAGCTGGTACGAGACATGTCGGCATTCGTCGCCGATGAAGCCGACGATTTGCGGGCAGCCATTGCGGCAAACATCCCGGCGGACGCTCCGTCCGAGCTTGCGGATTCGGTGCATGTGCGTCGAGGCCGGCAAGATCACACGTTAGACGTGACCGTCGGCGGAAACGAAGAGGAAAACCACGCTGCGCTCGCTGCTGAATATGGAACCGAGCGGAATGCAGCACAGTCCTATTTTCATGCGACGGTCGACGATTGGGCGGATGGATACGCGCGGCGAGCGGAGCAGGCGTTAGCGGAGGCGTTGTCGGAGCATGAGTGATACCGATGCGCTGTTGTTGTTGCAAAGGGCGATTGTCGATCGCCTCAAATCGTCTCCAGCGATTGTTGAGCTTGTCGGAGACCGTGTGTTCGACGATGTTCCCCCGGCGGCGTTGAAGCCATATATCTCCTTGGGTCCACGGCGCGTACTTGTTGAAGCCGCGGCAGAATACGAGGGATCAGACAGCCGCTTGCAGATCGATGGCTGGTCCGAAGCCGTCGGCATGGTGGAAGCGCAGAAGATTGGGTGTGCCGTGCGCGACGCGCTCCACAATGCTCCCTTGGATCTCGGGGATGGTCAGCGGCTGATTTCAATCGATTTTCAGCGTGCGAATTATCTCAGGACGCAAGACGGACAGACGAAGCATGCGGTCTTGCTATTCCGAGCACGCACCGAACCGTCGAACTAACCTTCATTTCTCACCTGTCATGCCCCGCGGGGCTTTTTTACGGAGGCCGACATGGCTAAGCCGACCACAAATCGTTGGTCGAAACTCTCGATCTGGCCAGGCGATGGAGCTGATCCGGAAGACTTCACGTCGAAAGTCTGCGGGCTGACCTCAAAAGGGATCGCTTTCTCGGCGGACACATCCGATGCCGTGGTCGGCGACTGCGATGATCCGGATGCGCCAACCTGGACGGAGAGGGTGACTCGATCGTTGTCCGCCGGCGTGAACGGTTCGGGACTTCAGGCCGATGAGACTTTTCCATTCTGGAATAATTGGTTTCTTTCCGGCGAGGCGAAGAACGTTCGTATCGTGCTCGACACGGCAGCGCCCGGCTATTGGCAGGGTCGTTTTCTGCTGACGAAGTATGAGGTCACGGGAAATCAGGGAGACGGAAAAATTCAGTCGTCGTTGTCTTTGGTGTCTGATGGGCCTGTCACATGGGCGAACGGCGCCCCATGAGTGCAAACGGAACGCGAACCATTGTTTGGTCCCATGGCGAGGATCAGTTCTGTATCGCGAAAGTCGGCTTGATTCTCGACCTTGAGGAGAAATGCGGAGCCGGGATAGCGGCGATCCTGCAGCGCCTGGCGGACGGTACATGGCGACTCAATGATGTGCGCGAGACTATTCGGCTCGGCTTGATCGGCGGCGGTATGTCGCCGGAGAAGGCGATGGCTGCGGTCAAAAATCACGTTGATGAAAATCCATTGGCTTCGAGTGTGCTGATTGCTTACGCGGTGATCGAGGCAGCGTTGGTGCCGCCGAGAGGGGACGACGTGGGAAAAGAATTGCCGGCGGAGGTGATGCAGGCCGGCTTTATCACTCCAATGGACGCCTCCGACGTTCGGAAATCCTGAGTTTGGGGCAGGGACTCGGGTGGACCCCACGACAGACCGATGACGCGACGTTGTGGGAGATCATCGCCTGCGTCGATGGTTATAACCGCGCTAACGGCATGGAGGAGATGCCCGCGATGATGGGGGAGGAGTTGGAGCATATGATCGAGCGACATCGTCTGATCGTTCGCTAGAGGAATAGCGATGGCAATACCTGCTTTGACGATTCCAGTCGGGATCGATCTTGCGGCGTTCGAGAAGGGGATGGAAGTTCTCAATGCCCTGACGCGCCAAAGCGCAAAATCGACCCTGGAACAGTACCGGCTCATGAATGTTGAGCTCGCTAAATCGAGTCAAACGTTGGCATCCCTTGGATCGGGAGCGACAGGGAAGAAGCCCGACGCTGAGGCGAAGGGAACAGAAGCTGTCAAGAAAGCTGCGGAGACACGGCCGCTGCTTGATTTCATAAAGGAAGCGCAAGCTGTCGATAAGGCACTCGAGAATGCTGCGGTTAAGGGACTGAAGAGTTTCGAAACCGGAATCATCGGCGTCGTCATGGGCACCAAAACGTTGAAGCAAGCCTTTAGCGAGATGGCGAAGGGCATTGCCGAAGACCTTATGCGTATCGCTATTCGGCGCGCGATAACAGGGCCAATTGCGAACGGGTTGCTTGGCGCGTTCGGTGGCAACTTTGTCAATGGATACGACGTTTCACTTACTGGGGGCGTTAATCCCTTTCCGCTTCCTATCGGCAGCAACGCCGAAGGTACCGACAATTGGCGAGGAGGTCTGACCTGGGTCGGCGAGCGCGGGCCGGAGCTTCTGAACTTGCCTCGCGGCGCGCAGATTATCCCGAATGACGTCGTTCGTCATATGGGAGGAGGCGTCACTGCTCCGGTCGCGATTTCGATCGACGCGCGCGGTGCGGATCAAGCGGGTCTTGCCCGACTTCAACAGCAACTCGCAAAACTGGAAATATCGTTGCCGTACAAGATCAGGCAGGTAGTCCAGGATCGACCGAATACGCGATGGTGACCGCAATGGCATTGAGTGAGCCTGTTGATTTCCTTGCTGACTGGCCTGGCTGGATCACGTCGTTCGAGCCGATGCATCGGCAAGAGCAATCGCGTGTCGCTGGCGGCCGAACCTATGTCAGGGACATGGGACAGCCGCTCTGGCGAATGACAGCACAGTCGAAGACGCTGACGCCAAACCAGCTCGATCACTGGCGCGCGAAACTGAACGCGCTCGGCAACGGTTTCGGCACATTCATCGGCTACAAGCTGTCCCGGTGCTATCCGATCCTGTATCCTAACGGCTCCTGGCCGACGGGTGGTGCGTTCTCCGGTGCGACGGCAGCTGTTCACACCATCGGTGGTAACAACAAGTCCCTGCGCGTGAAGCAGCTTCCGGTCGGTTACATCTTCAGCGTCGGCGACATGATCCGGATTGGCGCTGCGGATCTGTACGAGGTCATGGAGACAGCCGCCGCTGATGGCGCCGGTATTACGCCTCCAATTGAGGTGCGGCCACATTTCTGGCCGGGGACCGTTGTGGATGCGGTCGTGTCGGTCAAACGCCCGCATTGCATTATGGCGCTGGTGCCTGGCTCGGTTTCGGCAGATGCCGATTTGTCCGGCCGCGGTAGCATCAGCTTCCAAGCGGTGGAGGCACGCTGATGCGTTCGATCTCTGCGGAGAATTTGGCGGCGCTGCCGGCTCGCAAGTTGGTGCTTGCCGATTTACTTTGGATAGAGGTGCGGGATCGTTCGACCGGTGATCGGGTTGTGGAGGGACAGTGGTCCGGCGTCGGACAGCGCGGCATGCAGGTGATCAACCCGCGTACCGGCGGTGTAGAGACCCGCACGTTCTACGGCACGTATACGCTGACGGAGATTTCTGACATCCCGCTTGTGCATAACATCACCGTGCAGACCGTCACGGTGAAGATGTCGCAGATCAACGCGCGGGTCGAGGAGCTTCTGCGCCAGTACGATGCCCAGCAGGCACCGGTGCAGATCTTCAGGACGCTGTTCGATCCGGAGACCATGCAGCAGGTTGCGCCGGCTATGCCGCGCTTCCTGGGCTTTGTCGACAAGATCGAGATCAAAACCCCGGCCGAGAATGAGGACGGCGGTGTCAACCTGACGTGCAAGTCGCATACGCAGGAAATGACCCGGTTCAATACCGACACTCGTTCGCACGAATCCCAACAGTTGCGACTGCCGGGTGATGCGTTCTTCCGGGATGTGGCTGTCGTCGGTGATTGGGAGCATTTCTGGGGCAAGGTGAACGGCAAGCTCGAAACCTCGCCGGGCATCAAGGCGGCGACGAAGGGATGAGGCAAGCCACGCGCGCCGATATCGGCGCGATGGTGGGTCTCTTAAAGGAACATCATGCTGAGCAGGCATTCCCGTTCTCGTTTGATCCCGCCGCTGCGGGCGCCGACCTGACGCATGCGATTGGCGATCGGCATTGGCTGTGTCTGGTCGCCGATCGAAGCATGTTCCTGGGGCACTGTTATCGGCCGCCACTGGTATCGGTCATGGTCGCCAGTGAAATCATGCTGAAATGCAGTCGTCCTGGAACTCGGCGGCTGTTTGTTGACGCGTTCGAACTGTGGGCGAGGGAGCGGGGCTGCCTGCTTGTGACGCTCGCAACCACCCACTCCATTCCAGCCTTTGGCCGTCTGTACGGCCGCGACGGATATCGCCTCGCTGAGGCGCAGTTCATCAAGGTTCTCTGAATGCCAATTTTCACGGGTATTGGCGCGCTGATCGCTACGGTCGGCTCGTTCTTTGGCGCCTCCTTCTCCGTTGGCACTTTCCTGCTCAATGCTGCCGTAGGCGTCGGTCTGTCTTTGGTGTCGCGCCTGCTGGCGGGTACGGCTGCGCAGAACCAAGGGGCGCGCGTCGGTGGTGTCCAGGGCAAGCTTCAGGCAGCTGGCGATCTCGCACGTTCGTTTCCGTTGGGGTTTAGCGTTACGGCTGGATCGCTTGTCTATGCCAATACGTGGGGCAAGGACGGCGACACGCCCAACGCTTATTTGACGCAGGTGATCGCGGTCAGTGATCTGCCGACGACGCTGGCGCGGATCTATGCCAACGGCGTGTCGACAACGATTCTGACAGGTGAAGCGCATGCTGACTACGGCATTCCGGTCGAGCAATATCGGAAGGACGGCAAGGATCATCTCTGGATCAAGTTTCACGACGGCACGCAAACGACGGCCGACACGTTCCTCTCCAACTCCGTGGCGAGTGCTGAACGGCCATGGGGGCCAGACCGGATCGGCAAGGGCATCGCGTATGCAATTTGCACTGCGCTAATCAATGATGAACTGTTCACGGGCTTCCCTCAGCTCCGGTTCGAGCTCGATGGCGTCAGGCTCTACGATCCATCGCGTGATGACACTGCGGGTGGAACCGGCTCGCAGCGCTGGTCCGATCCATCCACCTGGGGCGGAGACGGCGATAACCTGCCGGCGGTGCAGGCCTACAACGTGCTGCGTGGCATCAGCTATGGCGGACAATGGCTTTACGGCTTGCAAGGGGTGTCGGCTGCTCAGCTACCAAGCGAAGCGTGGATTAACGCCATCAACGCCTGCCGCGACCCGATCGAGGGAGCGAGCGGACTGGAACCGAGTTACCGAGCGGGCATGGAGCTGCTCGTCTCGCACCAGATCGGTGATACCCTCGATGTGCTGATGACTTCATCTCAGGGGCGGCTCGCCGAGATCGGCGGCACCTACAAAATGCGCGTCGGTCCGCCTGGCGCTCCGGTCCTGATCTTCACTGACGAAGACATCATCTCCACCGAAGAGCAGACCTTTACACCGTTCTTCGGCTTGTCAGAGACGGTCAACGGCATCTCGGCGAGCTATCCGGAGCCGGCCGAGGGTTGGAATATGAAGGTCGCGCCACCGCTGCTGCGGACCGACCTCGAGGCTATGCATGGCGGCCGGCGCCTGCTGTCGGAGATCAAGTTCGACGCGGTACCCTACGTGGAGCAGGTGCAGCGTTTGATGAAATCGGCGCTGCTCGAAGCTCAACGCGCCCGCCGGCATACCTATAGCTTGCCCCCGATGTTCTGGTTGCTGGAGCCGGGCGATGTCGTTGCCTGGTCGAGCGCTCGCAATGGCTATGTCACCAAACTGTTTCGCGTCGACGGAGCGATCGACAAGGCCAATCTGGACGTGATCGTGGATCTGACAGAAGTCGATCCGTCAGACTATGAGTGGAACCACGCAACCGACTTCCGTCCAGTCCCGCGCAACCCGATCGTCTTCGTGCGACCGTCCGCACAGGCCGTGCTGGATTGGTACGCAGAAGGTGCCACGGTATACGATGCCAACGGTCTTGCTCGGCGTCCGGCGATCCTGCTGGAGTGGAACGGCACCGTCACCAGCGATATCGCCGCCATCCAGTTCGAGGTTCGCGAAGGCTTCGGAACCATGGAGATCGTCCATCGCGGGCGCTCCGAGAACGTCGCCGCAGGTTCGATCCTGGTCTCACAGAACCTGCTGCCGAATACGTCCTATCAGGTGCGCGGACGCTACATTCCGGGCAACCCACGCGACACGCTCTGGTCGGATTGGATCGCTGTCACAACGCCGAACATTCTGGTCGGCGGGAAGGACATCGTTCAAAGCCTGCTTTACCAGATGCAGGAGTTGCAGGACGAGATGGACCGGCGCATGTCGCTGGTCGAGAACGGCATGCAGACTTCCGCCAACTCGTCGGCCCGTAGCATCCGCGACAACACCCGGCTGCGCGGCCAGACGGTCAAGATGGTTGAGCGCGTTGAGCTGCGGGTTGATGATGCAGAGGCGTCTATCGAGGATGTGCGCGAGCTGGCGGTCAGCAATGAAGGCGCCATCGCCAGCCTGAGTACGAGCGTCGATGCTCGCTTTGCTACCACAAACGCGAACGTGACGATGAATGCCGAGGCAATTGCTGCGCTCGACTTCTCGTTCGGCCAGTACCAGGTCACGGTCAACGCGCAGCTCGGCAACCTGAGCAGCCGCGTCACCACAAACGCGCAAGCCATTGCTGCGCTCGACTATTCGTTTTCACAGTATAAGATCACGGTCAGCGCACAGCTCGGCAATCTGACCAGCAGCGTGACGGCCAACGCGACAGCCATTGCGCAGCTCGACCATTCGTTCTCGCAGTATCAGGTGACGGTGAATGCGCAGCTTGGCAATCTGAGCAGCAGCGTGACCACCAATGCCACGGCGATCGCCGGCATCGGCGCGCAGTACACCGTGCTGCTGGATGCCAACGGCTATGTGTCCGGAACCAAGCAGCTCAACGGCGGTCCGGGCGCGTCGTCGTTCACGGTGCTGGCCGACTTCTTCCAGGTTGCCAAGCCTGGGGTTGCGGGCGGCGCGCCGGTGCCGGTGATCACGCTCGGTACCGTGAACGGTGTGCAAAAACTGGCCTTGCGCGGCGACATGCTTGCCGACGGCACGATCACCGCGCGAAACATCCTGGCGGGCTCAATTACGGCCGACAAGATTCAAGCGAACTCCATTGGTACAAACCAACTTGCGGTGGGTGGCGTCGATATCACCAACCTCATCGCTGGTGCTGCAACGCAGGTCACGTCTCATGATGGCGGCGCGCTCAGTCTGACGGCGCCCGGGACGTTGTTCGATCTTGTTTCCAGTGGTCCA